GACATGAGAGAAAAATTACTCTCCAAAATGTCTCCTGAAATGAGAGCCAAGATTGAGAAGCAAGACCGTGATGAAGCTGCTGCAGCACGTGCTGAAAGAGCATTGGCTGACAGAGAAAGAAGACAGACTGCTAAAGACCAAGCTGGAATTAGTGGCCCATCTAAAACTTATGACACACTAGAAGAAAAGGTTTCAGACCCTAATTATGGTGTAGCTAAAGGTAAAGTTCCTGCACGTGAACAAACCGTTGCTCGTCGTATTAATACCGATGCTAAAGAAGTTGTAACTGGTGTTGACCAAGTTATGGCATTAACTAACGGTGGAATGACAAACACTACTGGAACTACATTTGCCAACGTTAAAGACAATGGATTGTTGACTGCTCCAGCTAAATTCTTTACCAATAAGATTTCTGATAAAGATTCTCAAATGTATGACGCAATGATGTACCCACTTGTTAAGGGTATTGCGTTGTATGCTAACCCAGACTATAGACCAACAGAAGCTGACGTTAAGAATGCTATGAATTCTTATAAAGCACAAGCTGGTCAACCACAATCAGTTCAACTTGAAAAATTAGCAGAATTGAAAAAGAACTTCTTGGCAGCATCTGAATCTTATTTGGATTCTTCAATTCTTAATCCACAACAAGCTAATTCTCTTAAACAACAAATTAAAGCAATTGAAAAAGCTATTCCTTGGGATGTTAAAGATGTTGTTGGATTTACAAAACAATCTCAATATAAAGACTTTAAACAGTATTTATCTGCAAAAGGTGAGTTACCTGCTGAATCTGCAAAACCTGCTGAAACAAAAGCAACTCAACCAAAAGAACCACAAACCGTAACCGTTGGAGACAAAACTTACTCAAGACCTGCTGGAATGTCAGACCAAGATTGGGCTGATTATAAAAAAGCTGTTGGAGCTAAGTAATGAGTCCAGAAGAATGGTTAGCGTCTCGTCAAAAGACTGAATCTTCAAAAGAACCATCATCTTCAACAAAGGTGATGAGTCCTGAAGAGTTTATGGCTTCTCGTAAAAAACAAGAGCCTGAAGAACCTTCTGAACCAGCACCAAAATATGCTGATGTTATTGGTTTAACAAAGCCTCAAGTATCAGGTGGTGGTGCAGCATTTGTGGCACCTACTTCTAGACGTGCTCAATTACCAGTAGAACAACAAACCTTTGGCTGGGATAGGTCAAAGATGGGTCAAGTATCTAGCCAAGAGTATGCTGAAAACATTGCTAAAAGTGCTGCAGTAGGTGGTGCTATTGGTACTGGTATTGGTGCATTAACTGGCCCAGGAGCATTGATTACTGGTGCGGGTGGTGCATTAATGGGTGCAGCTTCTGGATTGGCAGAATCTGTTGCTAAAGATTTAGGCTATGGAACTGGTACACAAACACTTGCTTCATTGGCTGCTGGTATGCCAGTGCCAGTTAAGAACACTGTAGATTTCTTGGCTAAGTCTAAATTAGCAAATACTGTATTTAATAAAGCAGAAGATGCAATATTAGGAATGATTCCTAAGTATGGAGTTGCTCGTAAGATTGGTTCTATCTTTAAAGGTGAGCCAACTATTGCTGGTCGTGAAGCTGAAAAAGCACTTGGTACAGAAGCTCAAACTATTGGTGTTGGTGGCGATAAGTACAGAAAAGTTGCCAAACAAGAGATTGAATCAGAGCATGGTGCTGGCACTACTGGCAATGCAATGTATGAAAAGGCTAAAGAAGCCTATGACTCTACTGGTGCTAAATTTCTTGAATCAGACCAATATAAGAAATTGGTTAGCAAACTTCCTGAAGGTACTAAAGCCGCACAAGAAGCTAGACTTAAATCATTCTTTACTAATGAGCAAGGTCAACCTGAAACTGGCGATGTTATTATCAATAAATTAAAAAGCCGTGAATTCAATGCTCTTAGCAAAAAAGAGAAAGATGCGGTTCGTAATACATTTAACGATTATCTTGAATCTCAAACTGGTACAAGAGCAGAAGAGAATGCTCGTAAAGTATTTGAAAAAGAAAAAGTTGCTAAAGCTAAAGATGAATTACCTTTCTACTTTGAAAAAGGTAAAGCAGAAGATATTAACAAGCAAATATATAACTATGCCAAAGATGAAGATGGTGCCAAACTATTTAAACAAGAGTTTGCTAGTTATCTAAAAGATAGGCCAGTTACAGAGGCTAAAAAGTTATGGGGAGAAATCTCTGATAGCGTTCGTGAGGCACTTATTAAAGACCCTGTACAATTCCAAAAGATTAGTGATGTAATTAATAATGCTAAGACACAAAAAGAATTGTCTCGTGCTTCTAACTTAATCATTAAATCAACTTATGGTGCTTATCAAATGCAAAAGGAGAAACAATAATGCCATTGAAATCAGGCTCCTCTAAAAAGACTATTTCAGAGAACATTTCCAAAGAGGTGAAGGCTGGTCGTCCACAAAAGCAAGCAGTCGCTATTGCCCTTTCTAAAGCTAGAGCAGGTAAACCAGCATCTGGCAAAACTAAAAAGAAAATGAAATGAAGATTCTGTTACTTGACCCTGCTGGTGCATTAGTTGACTTTGGTGTTCGTTGCCTTGCAGAAGGACACGAAGTAAAGCAATGGATTCGTCCACACGGTCAAGAACGTTCCAAGATTGGTAAGGGTCTTATTGACCAAGTTCAGAACTGGCAGATTCATGCAAGACAAGCAGATTTAATCGTATTATCGGATAACGCTTTTCAAATGCGGGAACTAGAAAAGTTCCATGAAGAGGGTTACCCAATTATCGGTACCAATATGCTTGGTGCCAAAATGGAGCTTGACCGAGATTATGGTCAGGATATTATGAAAAAGGCGGGATTGTCCGTCATCCCATCATTTGAATTTCATGACTACAACACAGCTATTGAATTTGTTAAAGCTAATCCCAAACGATACGTCTCTAAACCCAGTGGTGATGCAGACAAGGCTTTATCCTATGTATCTAAATCTCCTGCAGACATGGTATTCATGCTACAGAGATGGAAAGAAACTGGTAAACGAAGGGATTTCATCCTACAGGAGTTTGTTCCAGGGATTGAGTTCGGAGTAGGTGCTTGGATTGGGCCTAATGGATTTGGTAATAACATTCTAGAAGGCTTTGAGCATAAGAAGCTCATGTCAGGTAACTATGGTTGTAACACTGGTGAACAGGGAACTGTTATCAAGTATTGCACCGATTCCAACCTGTTTAACGACACCCTAAAACGCTTTGAAGATTACCTATGTTATATCGGACATACTGGCTATGTTGACCTAGCATTCATTATTGACGAAAAAGGCGAGCCACGTCCCCTAGAGTGGACTATGCGTAAAGGATGGCCTTTATTTAACATTCAACAAGCCCTTCATAAGGGGTCTGTTGTAGATTGGATGTGTGACCTATTAGATGGCAAAGATACTCTCAAAGTTAGCTACGACACTGCTACTGGTATCGTTATCCCTATTGGGGATTACCCTAGGTCTAAGACTACGGGGCGTGACCATACAGGATTTCCTATCTATGGTCTTCCTGACGAATTAACCAAGGATTTTGCCTTATGTGAGGTCATGGTTGGAATGGCACCTCAAAACGACGAAAACGGGATTGTAGAGCGTCCAAGCCTAGTGACGGCAGGTGACTATGTCCTAGTGGCAAACGGCGTAGGAAAGACCGTTAAACAAGCCTGTGAACGTGCCTATAAAAACGTCAAGAAAATTGAGATTCCTGACTGTATTAACGTCCGTGATGATATTGGCGAAGCTATGGAATGGCAAATCCCACAATTACAAGAATACGGATATGCCGAAAACTGGAAGTTTGACGATTCTGACGAAGAGTAATGGCAAAGATTTCCCCACCACCTCCAGTTACCCAAGACATATCTTCTCGTCAGTTTAGGGATTGGTTCTATAGCCTTTATGCCGCATTAGCAGCCCCAGGCTCTACCTTGGGAACTATGGCTTATGAAAATGCAGATTCTGTAGCTATTACAGGCGGCGTTATTGGTGGTGTAGGGATTACTGGTTCTACTGTTAACAATACTCCAATTGGGAACACTACTCCATCTACAGGTGCATTTACTAGCTCTTTAACTAGAAATGGATATACGGTTAAGCCAGATTGTTACATTGAGGCTTATGACCGCAGTGCAACAATACCATTAACTGCAACCCCTACACTATTGATTCCTAATAGCACTGTTGCTGGTGCTACAGGCATTACGTATAACAATACAACTGGTGTGTTTACTTTTGCAATGGAAGGTGATTACTCTTTATCCTTGTTTGTAAACGCAATTTCTTCAGCAGCAAATCAACTTGTATACATTTATGCAGAAAATAATACAGGTTCAGGGTGGACAGTTAATGCAAATTCAGGTAAATTTTACTCATTAGTTAATGGTCAAGCTACGCAAATTGCGTATGCAAACTCAGTCCACCGTGTAGCTGGACAGCAAGTTAGATATTGGATTTATTCCAACAGCAATAAAGTTAATTTAACAACTCAAACATTACCATCCGTATCAGGTGTATATGTCCCAGCAATCCGAATTCAATACTCTTAATTATGTCAAACACGCAATTACCATTAACCGATGAACAACTTGAAGAACTTGTAGAACGAGTTACCGAAAAGGTTATTAAAAACTTTTATACCTCTGTAGGCGAATCTGTCGTAAAGCGTATTACTAAACTTGTTGGATTTGGTGCGGTTGCATTATTGATGTGGGCTGCTGGCACAGGACATTTTCCAGTAAAATGACAAGAAAACCAATGCGTCACTCCAAAACCATGTGGTTTTCACTATTGTTAGTGATATTTGGAGCTTTGTCTGACAATTGGTCTGTATTGCAGGGAATGATTGACCCTAAATTCTATTCATTTAGTGTGGTGATTATTGGATTGATTACTGCAGTTCTCAGATTCTTTACTACAAAGCCATTAGAATGATTTATCTACTATACCTAGTATTAGTACCTATAAGTTTAATTCTAACGGTCATTTCTTTACCTTTAGCTATCATTTTCCCTTTATTTGCAGTGCAAAAATTATGGTGGTGTGATAACCATAGCTACCAAGCAGTAGGCCCAGTGCTTCTTACATGGCTAAATTGGTTCAATACTCCTGACAATACCTTAGATGGCGATGCAACATTTCAAGCAGCCAATGGAATAGGATATTTAGCTAAAGTTAAATGGCTATGGCGTAATCCTGCTTATAGCTTTGCTTTACAGTATCTATCAGAGCCATATACCACTAGCGTACAGGGCGATAAAACAATTAAGGACAATGACAATGCGAAAAAAGGCTGGTGCTTGGTTCACGCTAATGGACTATTTCAATTTACTCTTGTTACCCCTATTGGTTTTAGTCGCTGTATTTATGTTAATCTCGGTTGGAATGTGCGTGGCTTGGTCGATGATAACGTCGTCGTTAAACCTAATCCTTGGCAAGCTACATTTGTATTTTCACCACGGATAAGCGGTTTTAGATAAATGTTCCCACTCAATGCTATCACTTACATCAAAATTGGACTTCTTGCTGCTAGTATTTGTCTTGCTGGCTATCTTGGCTATAGCTACGAGCATAATAGATTTGTTGCATATCAGGAGCGTGTTGAAGCGGCAGGAAAAGCTCAGGAAGCAAAGAATGAACAGATATTCAAAGAACAACAAGTAACAACGGAGAGAATAACTAATGATTACAAAAATAGTCTTGCTCGCATTCATACTTACTATAGCGGGCTGCACGTCAACCCCAGTAGCAGTGCAATGTCCGTCACCAGCACAACCCAGCCCTTCGTTGATGGAACGCCCTCCGACCCACAATTTGTTGAAAAATGTGCAATGACGACTCAGCAGCTTGAGTCACTCCAAGAATGGATACGAGAGCAGGTAGGAATTAAATGAAGAAAGAAGAGTTAAGTGCCTATGTCACGCTTATCGCTACTGTTACGCTTACTCTTATTCTTCTTTCTATGGTTGGCGTTTTACTTGTGGGTCTTTTCACTCCAGCAGTAGACAACACCAAAATATTTGAAGCTATCACACCAGCTTTTCAGACAATTGTTGGTGGTTTTATTGGTCTGATTACTGGTATTAAAATAGGTACTGACGAATAGTTAAGCCACCGAGAGGGTACGCCTAACCTAGTTATTTTGTGGCTTTCCGACTAGGGCATCATGGGAATTGGCAGACCCAAGGATAACCCCTCACCTTACTTCTTAGCAGTCTTTTTTGACTCTTTGAATGCTTTTTCAGTAGGAGCACCTTTAGTTCCAGGTTTTCTCATCTTTTCTCCTGAACCCGCTGCGATACGTGCTCTTTTTTTATGAATATTGGCATATAAGCCAGGTTTAGTTGCCATATTATCCTGCCATTTCTAAAGATTTAATTCTTACATCTGAAACTCGTTTTGTCCAGCCTTTACCAAACACAGGGAAAGTCTTGAGTGATTCTAGGAATCCTTGACGCTTATCTGAAAACTCATTAATCAAAGTAACTGGATTGATTTGAGTTATAGCAGCAACAGTATTATTACCAATTGCACCATCAGCAGGAACGCCCACAATTTCTTGGATAAATTTCGCTGCACGCCCAACACCACTATTGATAGCACAGTCAAAAATGCAATAGTCAAGTCCCGAAGGAAGAGCATCTCCGTGTATGGCATCCCAATACCTTTTCTTGTATAAAGGTTTTACGTCCTCTTTGGTTAGTTCTTTAATGTCTTGTTTAGTAACTTCATGACCTACATACTCTTGCCATACTGCTTTAGTACAACCCCAGTTAGTAGCACCTCCTGGGTCAGAACTGTTATCAACGTAACCTCCCTCGTTAACGATAACTAAATCAAAGCACTTATCCCAATTACGGTTCATTTCTTTTTCCTTTTAGACTTTGGCAATGGAAAAGGGGGTTCAATAACGACTTCATTTTCGTCAGGTCTAACTTTGTATTCATCAATTGCTTTGGTAAGCATAGCAACAAGCCCCCACTGTACGAGTGTTTCAAGCCCTTCTTTATCGAAATCAACTTGAGCGTTGGCTGACCCATCTTTGTTTTCCTTAATGATTTTAACTTTTATATCCATATTAGACCTCGATTACCTCTCCTCGAAAGAACACCAATCCATCATCCTCGTTAATGACTTGTACAAGTTCTGGCGGCATAAGTTCTCCATCACGGAATGTAAGGACTGCGAATCCACTTCTCCAATTGACGGGCGAGTCTTCCGTGTAGATGTACTTGTCTCCTCCAATTGCCGACATTGTTCCTGTGTCAACGCCATATCTGTCTCCGTTATAGTCAGTCCACGGAGTAACCTTTAATGAATGCAAGTGACCACTAACAAATGAGACACCTGATTTTAATGTGTTGTTGAATACTCCATGTTGACCATTGTGCCACCGATGCTTAATCATTACAGAGTTATTGACCATCAATGACCAAGAGTATGTCCATCCTGGAAGATGGTCAGCTAATGCCATTCCAGCAATACCTTCATACTGGCCTAATACGTTAGACAATTTGCCATCAAAGCGAAGGTCGTGATTGCCAATAGTGCGGTGCATAAATGCTCCCGCAGGACGGACTGCCTCAATGTCTCCTAGACGAGCTTGTACTTCTTCTAGCTCCTCTTTCACAGTTGGGGCTTTATCCCATCCAATCCTATTGTGTTGACTAATCGTGGCATTATCCATAATGTCGCCGTTAAGGACTATTCCTTGTGGCTTGAGCTTCTTAATTAAGTGGACAAATGCTCTATGGGCGGTGCTAACATATCCAGGCCAATAGTGGCAATCAGAACCCACAACAATCAAACCATTTTCGATAGTCAGATTGGTGCGGACTTTGTTTTCAGGTATTACTAATCTAGGAGTTCCACCTAATACTGCTTCTAATCGAATGTTGTATTTCTTTTCTATTCGCTTTCGTCGACCCATTGTCGAACGAACATCCATATCTAATATCTTTGCTACTTTTGTCCCTGATTTATGCGTTTGCCACAATTCAATAAATTCATCATCACTGCAACGAGGTTGTACCATTTTATTCGCCTAGTTTATATACTTTAATCGGTTCATGACTTTTTAAATCTACATCACACGCCCACTTCACTGCTTCTTCTGCAGTTAAACCCATACGCATACAAACCTCTGCAGCCATTGAGCCACTGCCAATTGCCATAAATTTTCTGACTCGTTCCCACTCTAAGTCATCACCACAAGAAAAAAGACCATCAGAGGTCAATTTTAAAAAGGAACTATCAGATTTTAACTTCGGTTTATTCTTCGTCTTTTTGTTAAGGTAGTCCGCAACCTTTTCACCATCTACCCAATTACCTGCAACTCCTAAATAACCACCTTCAATTGGGATAATTTTATCTTCAAAATATTTAATACCAGCATCATCGTCTGAAAATTGACTATCTGCAACTAATTTTTTGTTAATCCAATCGCCAACAATGGTAGTCATATTGTTCCCTTAATTAGGTGACACGACAAGCGGGACGGAGGGGAGCCGTCAAGGGGAAGTGGGGGATGATTGCTTGCCGTGTCATTTGTTAGTGTACTTTAAAAGGTTACGTTAGACCATACTGGACACCATTTATTGACGCTACAGTAATCCTCACACCTACGATACGTAGCTGGACGGTGCTCCCAATGCTGGTCAGGAGCAAGTGTAACACCCTCTTGTGACGGATATAACTTAATGGCTCGTTTGCCGCCCTTTTTCATCAAAGCCCATTGTTCTGGTGTAGCCCATCTTTCTTCATCATTACACATGGGAGGCTCTGCTAATTGATGCAGTGCAACACGTTCTTTGACATAATTCTCTGCATCTTCCAATGACCACATCTTAATTGGCAATGTCAGTATAGGACGAGCAGGGTATTCCCCAGCACTTCTCTTTTGTTCCATAGGTCGCCAATCACGGAAAATGGCTGTAATGCTTAATTTAGTAACTTCTGTGTTGTTTTTATGCAATAGCCAACGCAATACATTTAACTGGCGTTCCCACTCAATTTTACCGCTGGCAGAGTATACGGAGGTTACTTTGTAATCAGATAGGCTAGAACCCTCTAAAACGTCGAATGCACCGCCTAATTTCCATCCTAGTACCTCGGCATAGACTCGCTCCTCAACTCGTGCTGTACGCCCTTTATAGGCCATTTCTAGCAGATGATGAACAGAGGTTCCAAACAACGCCCAAACACGGTCTGAAGCATCTTCCTCTATGTCATTGTCGTGCTTAATCCGTAACTGACGAATCAGAGGTGGTTGGATTAATTGAGTAACCGTAATATCGCTACTACCTGGGGTATACCCTTGGTTTTGTACTGCATTGACTATTGGCTCTGGAAGGCCGAATCGGTTAGTAAGTTTCATTTAAATACCCCAATTCTTCCAATATATTGCCAAGCCGTCCCCATTTCTGCTTGCTCAGGACTTTTCTCATCAATCCAGCAAGTACCCATTGAAGCATTTTTGTAGATATGCATATCTCTCATCTTTTGCTCTTCAGGCTTAATGCGGTATTCTTCATTCCAAGACCATGTAGGACTTGGGCATGAAAGCCATTCTTCACTTACGATAATTGGCTCTTGATTCATTTGATATTTGCAATAAATCTGTTTCTTTTCTATTTCAGCACCATCAGCCCATGCTTTAATAAGTTCTGCGTGTTTGTGTTTCATCCCTATTCCCCTATGTTAGTGGCTACCTATGCAGACGGGGGTAGCCTCTCCGTGTTCTTTATTACTACTGCACTGTCCGA